ACCCATACTTATCTTTTAAAATAGTTTCAATGTCAGCAGCGTAAGACGCAAACCCATCAGCAGTTTCTTGATTTAATTGATCTTGTGTTAAACCATCGGGGCCAAAGCTGCGTCCCTCTACAAAACTGTAAGTAGCACTAGCTTGGCCGATGTGCATGTCTGTAGTGCTGGAGCCAAATGTCACACCAGCATCCCGAAGGTCTTGTCTTTTGTACAGGGCAGACGAAGCGGTACTAGATGCTCTTGAAGATTGAGTCATAGAGTTAGCTAACATACCCTTAAGGTCTTCGTCATCAACTTGGTCTAAGCTACCAAGAAATAACTTCTGATATTCAGGAGTTTCTAAAACTTCTTCGTGAGTCATTCGTGCAAACTGTTCTTGCTCCATCAAGGCTTTGAAGCCTATGCCAAAGGAGTTCTGAGCCGCTTGCTTTTTACTAGCTTGAATCATGTCTAGCTTGCGTTCTTCTTCCTTCTGAACTTGTTGGACATTACCTGTAACGCTGTCTAAAGCCTTACTGATCTGGTCGTTACGCGCAGGGCGAACAAAGGTATCAACTCTTGATGCTTGGGGAGTGAGGCGCACCTGACTCTTCTGGTATTGGGTTTGTACTCTATTAGTAGCCACGGCTATAATTCCTTTTTACTTAGGGCCAGTTACACCCTTTATGTTCTTTTTAAATGGATTCTTTAAATTCTTAAAATAACTTGGATTGCTTTCGTAAGCGTTACCACCAATCTGTAGGGCAGTCGCTGCAAAGCTTGGGTATGGGACTGAATTGATACGGGACTGTCTACCAGTTTCCGCACCTTTCTTTTCCTCTGCTATTTGGGCTTTAGTAGCCCCAAGGTTAGAGGAAGCTTTAGTGTCATCAGATAAGTTTTGACGGAGTATGTCGGACATAAGGGCATCCACGGATAACCCTGATACACCTGACTCACCTGAAGCTGTCCTAGCTTTAGATACATCCCTCATTGTTTGTATGTCGGCTTCCATCCCACGTTGGGACTCTGCCTCTTCTTCTTGCCGTTGCCTTAAGTTAAGCTGTCGGGCATCATTTAGAAAAGCAGCGTTAGCGTTCTTTTCGTTTGCTGCTGCTTGCTTCTGTTCTTCGTCTGCTGCTGCAATGCTTGTCATAGCACCTATAATTGTACCTGCGTCACACATTTTGATTAATCCTTACGAACTCGTAGAAAGGAATACCCCCTACACCAAACTTCGGGACTAACTGCACAAAGGAAAATCCAATGTGGTTTAGCCATGCAATACTAATTTTGTTTCTAGCATCTACATAATTGATGAGAAGGGGATATTGTTTATTTGTCTCTTTGACCCATGCCACTGACTGTGTAAGAAGGTCTTTCTTGATCTGTGGAATCTTGTCAGAACCTAGCATCCAAGGGGAACCAATTAGATCATCAACATGGGCGCACCCAAACATTCCGATTAGTTCTCCTTTATGTATAATTGATTGGGCTTTAGACATGTCGAATCCTTTTTGAAGGGCTTCGGTAGGTGTTAAAGCGTTGGATGCTTTTACCTCTTCTACATCTGCTTGTCGCATCTTTGCAGCAAGCACGTACACGTCTTCCTGAACGGAATCGCGGTAATGGGCCATTGATTAAATCCTTGATGTTCTTTGGGTTAAGAAACCTTCGTACTCTGCGCTTTGGAATACGCAAGGTAGGTAGCTGTCTGAAGTAATGACAACCTTGGCGTACTTAGAGTTAGTTAATACAGAAACCTTATAGCTTCCTGAAGCAAGGTTAGCCTGTCCTAGTATGTTACTTAGTGAGCCTACTACCCTTCCGTTAAATTCACGTGTCTGAGTGTCCCTAGCTTCGGGTGTGCTTTCTACTTTAAAGTAAGCTGTGTCACTGTATACAATGTTAAAGTTTCGTATCTGTAGCTTGTTAGTTGTGATTGCTTTGTTGTCTTGTTTTAAGACTTGCTCACTAAACTGATACTTAAAGATGTAAGGTATGCCAGCGTATATAACGGCACTAGCTGCTATATCTGCCGTGGCTTCTGCTAGAGTTCTTAAAGACCCTGTAGTGTTCACAAAGAGTGTAGTGCTGTCTGCATAAGGCAGTGTTGCACTGGTCATCTTGTAACGCCTGTCGAGATGCAATGCACCGCCACCGTAGTTAGATTTAGATGTGGTATACACCATGTCAGGACTTGCAGCGTCACTAGCAAGACTTAGGTTTTCTAAGTACACACCATCTGAATATTCCATAACTAGCTTGATAGTTGAGCCGTTAAAAGCTGCTGAACATACCTTGCCTGTAAACTTCCATTCTGACCAAGCACTCTGTAGTTTCTCTTCACCACGCCAATAGTAGCGATATACAAAGATAGAGTTAGGCTTGTCTTCAGTTAGCACTAAAAGCATGTCTTCGTTAGAAGATGCTGATAACCCTCTTATTGTTCCATCTAGGTAGTTAGGTACGTGGGCAGATACATCGGCAGCGTCATTAGTTTCTGAAGCTTGTTCAACGTAATACTCACGGACACCTGACCATTTACCTTTAGAGAACCCGAAGAATACATAGCGACCTGCACCTACTGGCTTGGCATTTAGGTTTGCCTCAAAGTTAGTAGATACGTCAATGTGTACTGTGTCAGGTGTTAATAGTTCTGAGGCTGTCAACATGAACTGCGTCAAGTCAGAGAAGATCAACAAGGATTCGTTAAATGGAATCGCGTGTTTCAGGATAGAGATTTGGTTGTTAGATACAGCCACGTCTATCGGGTTAGAATCAAGAATAGTTAATACAGTCTTAGGGAAGAAGTTNTAGAACTCTCCTGCTTCACTGAAGATTACGTTCTCATCTGCAAGAAAACCTAAACGGTTACGGTGAAAGAATATATCGTTAATCTTGTAGCCGATAAAAGAAGGTACAGGGTTAGTATCCTCATCTCCTGCTTCTCGGTCATCCCACGTTAAAGGTGCAAAGGTAAAAGTACCGTTAACTTCTTTACGAAGACTGTGGGGCATAGTTAGTGCGTTTATGCGGTTCTTTAGTGCTGACCCATCTACTGCAAAACCACCTACAGTCTCTTTCCATATTAACTCGTTGTTAGTGTTGTCACCTTGAGTTAGGTGTACATAATGGTCATCCTGCTTCTTTTCGTTACTACCTGCCACCTTAATTCTAAAGCCTACCTTACCCTTACGAGGAAGGTTCTTAAAGTCAATCGTCTGGCCTTTAAAGGAGTATAGGAATCTGTCACCTGCACCGTCACTGGATGTGATTGTGAAGTCAGCAGAAGGGTTTTTAACGTAGATCACTGAGCCAATTCTTTCTTTAACAAAAGGGGAAGAAATAGATAAGTTGTTAAATAACTGAGTAGCTATATAGTCCGTACCAATCTGAGCAGAATGTGCGGATGATGAACCATCAGGAGTTGTGTAAGTAGCTGTAGCACTGCCCACTGTAATTTTATATGTAAGGCCGTAGTCAGCCTGTCGTACATAGAACAAAGCTTCGTTAGGTCGTGCTGTTGGAGTATACGAATCAAGAGCTACAACCTTAGATTTGTTAACTACAAAAGTAGTGTCTCCTACCGACACAGCGTTAACATTGGCATTAAAGTCTGTAACTCCAGTAAGGTATGTTGGAAGACTTGTAAGTGTATTACCTGCGCTATCCTTAACTGTTCGCTCTGTACCTGCTTGGTCAAATACCTTAATCCCTGAACTGCTAAACACGGCTGTGTAATCTTCCGTACTTGAGTATTTAATAGGGTGTAGAAAGGCGGTAGTACCTGCAAGGCTGCTAGTAAGTTTAGCTACGTGTTCAGTACAAGGCCGCTTTTCCAATCCTCTTGTAACTGAAGATAATCCGTTCTCTTGTACTTCGGCTTGGCTTGGGTGTCGTAGGCTCGGAGGCTGCTGCGAGACACCGTTGAGGAGATTGGGGATTGAACCCGATACTAAAGACATAGTTAAACCACCTACCTGTAATAATGAGCTATATAATTAGTCTCATAGTTGTCGAATATATTTAAGTCCTGTACGTCAGATTCATTCTGTAATAGATTATTCCAAGCAACCTGTTCGTCACGGGCGTTGAAAGAATGTAGTGACTCTGAACCAAGTACACGGTCTTGTAGAACACGCGCTGCTCTGATAGCTACGTAGCGTCTGGCTGTTTCTGGCATCTCTTCAAAATCTAACAGCACTACTATGTCAACTTCTACAGCCACGCCAATGGCGTAAGTGTTTTTAATACGGTCATACATCTTCATACCTCGCTGAACAAGGTCAGTATCTGAGGACATGCGTGTATGAATGGTGTCAACATGCAAACAGTTAGCAGGAAGTGCTAGTTCATTTGATGCGTCTGGTGAAAGCTGAAAGGTAAGGTCAGTGTTAAAAGACCACCCTTGTGATTGGAAATCTCGACTTACATTATCTAGCGTCTGTTCAGCAGCACTAGCTTCAATTAAACCTGAAGTTAGAGAGTTCACAGGGGATTCACCAATCGTTGCCAGTAAAGTATTAATAGCTTCCAGTTTTGTTGTGGGAGTCATTGGTAGCCCTTTTTAAAATGAAAAAAAAGGCAGGGAGAAGTTAATCTCCCCACCTTTGGGTTAGAACTAGACTGCTTACACAGCGTTCAAAGAAATGGCACAAGCAGGGCGTAGGATGTTATGACCCATAGCGTACTTAGCAACCATCAATGTACCTTGACGATCAATCTGATACTCAGACTCAACGCCTAAGTCCAGCAA